AACTCCACAAACTAGGTATTGGGGCTGAATGGGCTCAACCCTTGATGGATACGTTTGTCAAGTTTGGCATGGTCAGTCCAAAGGAACAAGCATCTTTCATAGGGCAATGCAGTCATGAGAGCAACCATTTCCGAGTCTTGGAAGAAAATCTTAACTATCGAGCAGAGACCCTTCAAGCTTTGTTCGGTCACAAGTTCAAACCCGAAGAAATTCAATCTTACGCCCATAATCCACAGAGCATTGCCAATAGGATTTACGCCAATCGCATGGGAAACCGTGACGAAGCCTCTGGGGATGGGTACCGCTTTAGGGGAAGAGGGTTGGTTCAACTCACAGGACATGACAACTACTGGCACTGTGGCCAAGCGGTGGGTCAGGATTTTGTGATGAATCCTGACTTGGTGGCAACTCCAACATTCGCTGCCATGAGCGCTGGGTGGTTCTGGCAGACCCATCATTGCGGATCTTTAATAGACAATCAAGAGCAACTTTGTAAGCGTGTAAATGGTGGATTAATAGGACTCCAAGATAGAATAGCCCAAACCCAAAATGCACTTGCTGTTTTGACTGCCTAGTGGGAAAATAGACTGAAAATGGGGATATTATGACCACTACTGTACTTACGCCATCAAATCCTAATTCATGGGTTCTGACCTATGATAACTTGATTGCCATCGTTCCACAGTATTTGGAGAGGTCAGATACCGCAACAATCAACGCGATTCCCACCTTTATCACTTTGGCTGAGTTTGAGATAGCTCAGCAGATCAAGACTTTGGGTCAATTGCAGATTGTTGAGGCGACAATGACCGCAGGTAACCCAGTCATCCAAAAGCCCTCCAGATGGCGTAAAACCGTCTCTATGAACTACACGGACAGCAGTGGTAACCGTAACCCTATCTTGCTTCGTAAGTACGAGTATTTGACCAATTATTGGCCAGTCAACACACAGACATCGCCTCCTTTGTTTTACTCGGACACAAGTTGGGATTTCTGGTATGTTGCTCCAACTCCAGATCAATCGTATAACTTTGAAGTGCTCTACTATGAGCGCATTCAGCCTTTGAGTTCTACCAATCAGACCAATTGGCTGACACAGAATGCACCCAATGCCATGCTTTTTGGCACTTTGTTGCAAGCTATGCCTTTCCTTAAAAATGACCAACGTCAGATCTTCGAACAGAAATATCAGGAAGCGATCCAAGCCCTGAAAGCTGAAGATGTATCTAGAGTTGGAGATCGTCAATCTGTTGCAGTGGATAGTTAATCATGTCTGTAAGTTACACAAACCCCTATACAGGTTCCACGATCAGCCCATCTCAGGTTGGTTATGAGAGCCTCACAATCAGTGCTAACACCACGCTTCAGTGGCCAGTCAATGGCAACACAAGTGGAGTTGTTGCCAACATCATCGAGGTGACAGCCACAACGACTGGCCTAAAGTTGATTTTGCCCACTGCGACTCAAGTCTCTACAGGGCAGTCATTTTTAATTAAAAACATAGCAACCAATCCTTTTACGGTCTATGAAAATGACACAACAACTAGCCTGATCACCATCAATTCAGGAATCTCGTACTACATTTACTTGACCAATAACACCACTACAAATGGTACATGGTCGGTGTTACAGTTCGGTGCGAGCACGTCTGTAGCGAATGCAACAAGCTTGGCAGGGTATGGTCTAACCGCCACAGGTACAACTCTTAACACTACAACTTTACCTGTCAACTACTACAGCACACAAACACTTCCAAATTCAGTCCAATCACAGTTGACAACTTGGTCGGGTGGCGTGGGCACTTTGACGCTTCCAACATCTACTGGAGTAGGATCTAGTTGGTTCACAATCATTAAAAACAATGGTACAGGTGTTTTAACGGTCGCTGCACAAGGTTCAGATGTCATTGACGGTACAAGTGGTTCTTTCCAATTGCAGATTGGAGAATCGTTTTACTTGGCGTCCAATGGATCGACTGGATACACATCTTGGGGATATGGCCAGAGTTCAACATTTTTCTTTACTCAAGAACAAATCTCAGTCACTGGTGCTTCAGCAACAATTACTTTGACAAGTACACAAGCATCGTACACCCTACAAAATTACACAGGTACTTTGGGTCAAAATACAAATGTGATTGTTCCACCCACGGTGCAGTTCTATGTGATCACAAATAGCACAACTGGAGCCAATATCCTCACATTCAAGACAAGCGTATCAGGTGGAACAACTCTTACAATTCCTACAGGTACAACTGTTGGTGTGATCTGTGATGGAACCAATGTTGTCGGTATCTCTACGGTTACCAATAGCAGTAATAACATCACCTTACAAACTGCCTCAGCAACCAATCCATCATTGAACTTTTCTGGAAACTTGACCACTGGCTTGTACTTGCCAAGCTCAAACACGCTTGGAATCGCTTCCAATGGAGTGCAAGCAGCGACCATCGGGCCTAATGGTTTGTATGTTGTCAATGGTATCAGTGGAGGTACATTTTGACAGCTAAGGTAATAGCCCTTCAGGTACCCCCTGGTATCCAAAGGGATGGTACGATGTTCGCATCACTTTCATATGTTGATGGTCAATGGGTTCGTTTCCAACGTGGTCTTCCTAGAAAAATAGGAGGCTATACAGGCGCTTTTCTTAATTCGTTTGGTATCTCTCGTGGTCTTATCATGAGCGCCACGAATGGATTGAACTACATTATTTCTGGCTATAGTGCAGGTGTTCAGCAATGGGTGACCAACAACGTCACAGCCATAGGAACAGGCCCAACATCTTTTTCGATGAGTACATCCTTTACTCCGAATGATTACAATCTTTGGCAGTTTGACATAGGGTACGACTCAACAGGAGGTGGGAATCTACAATTGATTGCGCACCCTGGTCAGAATCTCCAGTACATCACAAACACCACAAACACTCGACCCTTGTATGGTCAGTTCACAGGCACGTCATTAGCCCCTGTAGGCGTTTTTACCGCAACAGGCACCCTAACATCAGGATCCAAGCTTGTGACGTTTGCAAGCACGATTGTGGCGATTGGCGCAGGGGTTTCAGTCTCAGGCACTGGCATACCCTCCAACACCACGGTTGTCTCATCTAGTCTTCAAGGATATGGCCCTGTTGGTCAAGTCACTATCAATACGCAAGGTACTGGATACACATCTGGAACTTTTACGGGTGTATCTATTGTTGGTGGAAAAATTGGTTCAGGCGCACAAGCAACCGTTGTTGTCACGGGTGGTGTTATCACTTCGGTAACTGTTACCCTTGGTGGATCAAATTACTTGTACCAAGACACATTCACCTTATCTGGTGGTGGTATAGGATCAGGCACAGGTTTTCAAGGATCTATCAGTGCTTTGGCGACTATCACGTCTAATCTATGGACGGCTTTTTTAAACAATAGCGCAACCACAAGCGGAGCGCAGACATTGACATTCGACAACAACATCTCTGTGTCGGGTGGAGTTGTGATGTTATTTCCTTACCTCTTTGTGTATGGAAATAATGGACTGATACAGAACTGCGCTGCAGGTGACTTCAACAACTGGACAAGCGCTGACTCAAACGCCAACAACGTGGCCTCTACAAAGATTGTGAAGGGTTTACCTTTGCGTGGTGGTACAACCTCTCCATCGGGCTTGTTTTGGTCTTTAGACAGCGTTATTCGTGTTTCCTATACCCCAACAACGGTGACTACTGGGAGCACCTCTAGCACGTTCTATTGGCGCTATGACTTGATCTCTCAGCAAACCTCAATCATGTCTTCAAGTTCCGTGATTGAATATGATGGCATCTTTTACTGGGCAGGAATTGATCGTTTCTTGATGTACAGCGGAGTTGTTGCCGAAATTCCAAATTCAATGAATCTAAACTGGTTCTACGACAATGTGAACTTCTCTCAGCGTCAAAAGGTTTGGGTGACAAAGGTTCCACGGTATAACGAGATATGGTGGTTTTATCCTCGTGGTAATGCAACCGAGTGTACGGACGCAATAATCTATAACGTCAAGGATAAGGTTTGGTATGACGCTGGCTCAGCACCAGGGGCTCAACGCTCATCTGGTTGGTTCACTGAAGTCTTTCCTAAGCCAATTTGGGGTGACACAAATTCAAACACTACATTATCAATTGTTGGTTCTGTATCTGGAACTACGCTGACTGTCACTGCTGTGAATTTTGGTACTGTTGCTGTAGGTCAAATCCTTTCAGGAACAAATGTTCCAGATCAAATGGTGATTACTGCTTTGGGCACAGGAACTGGCGGAACAGGAACTTATACCGTCAATAACCCAATGAGTGCTACGGTTGCATCAACAACCATGACTGCAAATTCAAGCATTATTTGGCAACATGAGACTGGGACAAACCAAGTTTATTTGACCAACAGTGATGCAATCTATTCTGCGTTTGAGACGCCTGTTTTGGGCAATCAAGCTGGGTATGTGGGTGCGACTCAACAGCCTGGTGAAAATAACTGGACACGCTGTGAACGGATAGAGCCTGACTTCATTCAGAATGGTCAGATGGACGTGATCGTAACTGGTAAGGGTTATGCCGACGACATTGATCGTCCATCAGATCCTTACAATTTCACACCATCAACACTAAAGATAGACATGCGCGAACAGCGTCGTGAGATGCGTTTGAGGTTTGAGTCAAATACTTTTAATGGTGACTACCAGATGGGTAAGATCATTCTGAGTGTTGAGACAGGTGATGTACGCGGAACGGCTAACCCATGACCGTCTACGACCCAAGAGGGATGACATGGGATCAATGGTGTGCGCTGATGGCGGAGTTGTTTGCGCCTAATCAGTTGGGGACACTACCTGAAGAAAGATGGAGAGAATGGGGTGATGCGGTAGCAGGGATCGGTTACTTCATGGCATCAGGCATTGCGGATACAAGGGGATTTGAGACGTGGCAAGATTGGGCTTTTCATATGGTTGGGACAATGACAATCATAGGAACGGCTAGTTCAACAAATGCGGTGGCGTAATGGCAAATGATTCAGGTTTAGTCAGTGGTTGGTTTGCAGCTAATCCGAACGCTACACAGGCGCAAGCGGCGGCTGCGGTGCAAGCCTATGGTGGAATGACACCAGACTTAGCACAAGCCTTGGCTGCTCATTATGGAACTTCTGCTGACAATGTTAACACTGCATATCAGCAATTAACTTCGCCAACACCCACTCCTACACCCGTAAATACTGTATCTTCTCCCTTGTCAAGTGGAAGCACTCCTA